GCTGTCAGCTTTAAATCCATGATAACGTTTTGCCATAATGGCTCCTTGGTAGAAACTGCGGACCTGCCGCAAGGAATAAATAGTGATGCATGCATCACCACCTCTAACTACCTACTCACACTTGGTAGGATGGCACTACTCTTACAGCGTCACAGGAGATATACAAGAAAAATCGCACCGGCAAAACCTCTATGAAAAAGTAAAATCCGGTGCGACCGAAAGAACACCATCGCTCATGACAAGTGTGCCCATAATTTATCACGCCCTATTCTATCACAATCCTCTGGATATTCCAGAAACCTCGCCGCATGCCATACGGTCGAACGATACGGCATGGGACGAGGGTCAAAGTGGAAGTACGCCTGTGCAGACAATACCTCAATAGAGGAAGAAAGATTTTATTTACGCGAGTGCCTGGGGAATGCGGGATGTTCGTGAAAATGAATGTTAACGGTCAGGGTCGGGACGGGATCAGACATACAGATGGGGCAGTCGCAGAGATCTTCGGTGCAGCCGGGGCACTCATCTTCCATCTCGAGGCAGATCTCCTCGATAGGAATGCGACGGGGCTCAGGAGGGCGATTCTGTGCGTTATTAGCCATGATTACCAATAACATCATGCCTAAGAATAGGTTCATACTCATACTGCTCCCATAGCTCCTTGCTGGGCCTGTTTCTGCGCTTCTTGATGATTCATCGCTTGGGAGAGGTCGAGTATCTTCTTGAGCTGGTCTAGATCAAGATGTTCGATCTCCTTCGCTGCTTTCACCAGGTTCAGTATAGCAGTATCGTGATCTTTTTCAGCAGCGGCTCTTCGCTCAATCGCTAGCGCTCGGTTCTCTTGGATTCTACTGATACGTTCAAGACCCAAGCCTTGATCAGCAGTGGCACGAGCGTGAGCCAGTTCAGTACGTGCCTGCTGCTCTTGTAGAGCTGCCTGCATCTGCATCTGCTGAGCTTGCATAGCCTGGTCACGATTCGCCTTAATGGTCTCAACGAGCTGCTTCTTATTCTGGATAGTGCACGCTTCAAGTAATGTTTCATCAGGGATCGGTACTCCTACCTCACGAAGCTGTAAGAGCTGCGCAAAGTACATCTGTTTCTGTGTCGTGGTATTCAATCCTTCTTCTACCATGGCATCATATTTTCCGAAAGCCTTACTATAAAACTGAGGTGCGGGTTGCTGTCCTTCGAGAATCTTCTGGACCTTACCGGGAGTATAGTTAGTTTGCACGAGGTCGATGAGTAGCTTCCCGAGTAATTTTTGTGCTCGATCGAGGTGATCGAAGAGTACCTGAAGAGTGGTAAGACCGGCTCCCTGGCGCAACATGGAGAGTATTCCCGCCTTGTCATCGATTGCGCTGCCGAGAAGTTCTTCGTTAACGCCAGAGATCTCTTGCACTTCCTTAGCCAGCAGCTCAGACAGCTGGATCATGGAAGGCGGTATTTGCGGAGGAATTATCTGCTCCACATCAGACATTTGTGCCTCTTCCTTAAGCGCAAGGCCACGGCCCTGTCCACTCAGGAAGATGTCTTTCGGATTTACCAGTGCATTTTCTTTGTACTTAAAGCCAGAAGTGATCTGACTCTCTAAGATGTCGAGCTCGATGATGCGTCGTCGGTTGTAGAGATACTGCGCATCCCGTAGACCTCTAACCACACCCTGTATGCGCGTTGGAAAGTATGGCATCTGAGGAGCATAATAGCTAAACATAGGAACAAAAGGATATGAATCGATTCCCATAGGGTTCGGTCCGTCATAGAACACCTTTCCCTGCACCACAATCGCTAGATTACACGTCGGTATCTCTTGCTCGATCATCGTGACCTGCGGATAGAGGCGAAGGAACTGCTTAAGGGCATCCTCGTCTTGACTGCGCCATTCCATCACTTCGCCAGTCTGCGTGTCAGCTAGCATTTTCTGGGTCCGATAATCCCTGTACCAGTACTCATCGTAGGTGAGTAAGTTTTTCATGCCATAATTATACGACTCGGGCATGAATTGGAACTTGCCGTCACGTCCCGTTCCACTGTCATTACCCATGAGTCCGAGGATCTCTTCGGTATGTTGAGGGAGGAGAGAGATACACTCGCGTTTTGTTAAGAATGAGCGCTTCCAGATGAAGTTACAGTCGGACAGGTCGGTTTTTCGAAAATAGGGATCGATGAGGAAACTGTTATATGAGCAGTTATCGACTCGAATGTTTCCTGATATCGGATCGGAACGGTAATCTACCCAGACGTGGAGGAGGTTCATACCGGTGATGAGAGAGCCCTCAAAGGACTCTGAGATGGTCTCGAGTATACCTTCTTGGTTAGCAAGCCACATGAAGATCTTCGTAAACTGGTCAGCCGTCTCTGCGTCTGCGTTTTCAACAGGGGTAACGATGGTAGATTTACGATTGCGGCGTTGGTAGCCGCTGATCATATTCGTTACTCGCCGTATACGGTTAAAATTGAAATTCCTACGACGATTAGCAGGAAGATTACCATAAATATCAGACCAAAGTTGCTGATCACCTGCGTGAAACCTGGTGTCCGTATCAGCCTCAGCCCAGAAAGACTGGTTAATGGTAATACTCTCAGCATATGACGCCTCCATTCTAGAAAGAATTGGCTTATCACGTTCGGTGTAGTATTGCGGGCCTAACTGGGGAAAGAGCATTCTGGACCCTCATAAACTCAGCGCAGAGGAATGATTCTGCCCATAAGCTAAGGAGGTCACATGAGATATGCAATAGATTATTTCAACTGTCGACAAAGTGTCGGGGGTTCGATTCCTAGCTTAGCATAGGTTTTTATGCCCCAGGCCTTATGTTTACGTGTTGCTGGATAGTGGCTTCTAGGCGTCAATCTGTGACATTTCGTCACGACTTCTACTTCTTGAGATCGTGATACTGTAAGGGATCGTTAAGATTCCCCGCATGTTCGAGGATCTGGGCGCGAGAAAGCTTGAAGTACTCCTGTGCCTTAGCGAGTGCCTGCTCGGGAGATTCGCCCTTGCTTACCATCTTGCGCACAAAGGCAACGGCTCGGTAGAGCATGGGATCGGTTATCCAGTCACCAGGGGATTCAGAATTCTTCAGGCGATGGGATCGGGGTTCAGGGAGTGGAATATCTTCAAGGAGCATCCAGTGGGACATGTCGCGGAGTGTCTTATGCTCATTGGCAGGAAAGCCGTTTCCCCATACGGAGAGCGGCCACTTAGCGAGCGGATCCCAGGGAAAGGTCCCGGTATTCGTGAATGCGAAATAGCCGGGCTCTTTCATATTGGTCAGTAAGATGGTGACGTTGGAGGGTGGCTTAGTTCCGAGCGGGTACCACACTTCGATTCCTCAGTTTATGAAGCATAGCTCTGGGACCTCTCTTCTATAATCATCGCTTGGTAGTTACAGAAATCACTCATATTCTTCTTTATAAGATCACAACTCTCTGCTGCCACTCGGTTAACTTCGTCCAAGTTATTCTCTATTGCTTTCCTCAAGGACTCGATACCCTCAGCCGCCTCTTCCCTGTCTATATTGAAGGCCTTGGTGGCCATGTCGAAAGCCTCGTGCCCTGGGATTCCCATATGATCACGGAATATCCGAGTCATAGTGCTCGCACATAAGAACCGTCTCAAAAGCGGATCCTCTCCCCCCAGTGAATACTCTGTGAGCGCACGCATAGAATGCTCGTATTCCTCGCGCCATTGCTGCACATTCTTTAACTTATCATGCATAACCGCCTCCTAATAACTTACTCGTTATGAGAATAGTATGCCACGGGCGCTAGTAATGTGAATTTTCATCGCGGAAAAATCTGGGTAAATTCTCTTTATCTCCGTATACTGCTTCACGGTAACGTTTTTCTAATTCCTGAGGGCTCGCGCCATCGCGAGTCTTAGGTAAACAAATAGCGAGGTAACGTAGCGCATCAGCCCAATGGGAGGACCAGTCATGGAGTGGATAATCTTTATATACTTTTCTTTTGGAATCGTACTCTTGACGGTAATTTTCAACGGCCTTAATCAGTGGTGCACATGCGACCTCGTCAACCCAGATCTTACTCAGCGCACTACGCACCGCCTCTATACCATCCACAACGGAAAGATCCGGTGCTACTGTAAACGCAATACCTAGCTGCCGAGCCTTCTCGAGCCGGGTCATCCCTGTCCCGAACTCTTTGACCTTAATATCATGCGGGGCGAAATGCCTCCCGTATGAATAGGGCTTATTCTGCAGCACCTTCGCATAGTGCTCAAGGCCCTCTTTATTCTTCTCATAGCAGTCGATGATACGTATCGTCTGACCAATAGCCTGAAAGAAGATGATGGTAGTTGAATCCCTGACCCCCAAGTCCCACGCAGTATGTACTTTAAATCCTGCCTCCCAAGGCACCATCCCGATCTGTCCCTTCACCCGCATGCGATCCAGATACTTGGCATAGTACGATCCCTCAACGCCCATGGTGAACGAGGTATAATACTCCTGCTGTATCAGATCATCGGACATGATCCCCTCAGCCTTCTCCTTCTCTATCTCATAAAGCGGGATGTGCTGGGTATCATCAACGGTAAGCTTTAAACAGAACCATTCCTTCGACTGGACAGCGATCTGATATAACTCCCACAGGTGATTCTTACCCCTCGGCGTGGAGAGGAAGAGAGCCCATCCCTGGTTCGCCGTGAGAATGGGACGGATATATTGGTACGCTCGCGGATCCTGTAGTGAGTATTCCGAGAAAATAACACCCCTCGGGTTGGTACCCATAAGGGAATCGAAATTATCAGAACCAACTAACTGTATCAGTGACTGGTTGGAGAGCTTAATCTTCATCTCTTGTGAGTTCTTAGACTCGATCAGTTCTTCGGGTATGTAGTCGAGAAATCGCTGGCCATCATTGGTCATCGAATCCCAGATCACCTTTTTGGCCTGGGAATAGGTAGGAAAGACGTAGTAGTAGACGCCCACGTTACGGAGTGCTTGCCGAAGGCATAGGTTAAATGCACAGACATCCTTTCCTGCTCGGCGCGGAAGAATAGCCAGTACCCGTTTATAGCCCTTGTTCTCAATGGCGTCAAAAATGGGGAGCTGGTATTCTCTCGGCTTAAAGCGGGAGAGTTTAATGGTCGTTTCCACGCTCATATGTATTTTAATTCCTATCTCTGCATCTCAAGTGCGCTACCCAGAGATCATGGCATATACCATAGAGCCTCTCCCTATCCTTTAATAGATGCTCTATAGTCGAACTATAAATAGGACAGCAATCATGATCACCCACCCTCTCTTGAAGGTCAGCAACGGCCTCTAATAGCTCATCCGGGCCCGCTTCTAATAGCTCGCACAGATCTGTAATGAGATCATGGTGTTTATTGTACTTCATTCTCCCCTTCCTCTCTTTTCGACTGCCCATAGGGACGGATTTTAATCTTATTAATTCGGGCATACATGGTGTAGTTATCTGCTAGTAGCTTCTCCACCGTTCGTAATAACTTCGGTGGTGGAACTTTTAACATGACACAGAGATCGCGCACCATATCGAATCGCTCCATGAGCTCATCGTACTCGGCTTTAGTCACTATCATGGGATCTCTTTTCGGGTACGGTTTCGGTTTCTGGATACTTATCCAACACTACAACTATCTTGCCCTCTCCCTGACCTTCTTTCTGAGCGATCTCTTTTCTGTAGGCGCGGTATTCTGGATCATAAAGGGCATAGGTTCCCATCACGATGGATGAGTTAAATTTATTCATGAGGCCCATGCGCTCTCTGCGATTGCAGATAATCTGTCGCGCAATGTCGATCGCCTTACGCATTCCTTCATGTCTCTGGGCTGCCTCATACAGCCGAGCCTTAGGCAATCCCGATATTTCACAGAATCCACCGAGACTAATAGCCTCATCCTGCTGACACCATAAAAGAAGATCGTGTGTGAGCATGTCTAATTCTTGGTCAGTTCTCGGAGTGAGACGAAATCTCTCTCTATGAGGAAATTGATAAACAGGACCGGTACGCTCTGTATTACTAACTGTGTTTTCTGGATTTGATTTCTTACGAGCCATATACTCACTCCGCGCTGATGACTTTGATAATAAACTCGGTACGCGGCTGGTGGTCATAGCACTTCTTCGCGTTAATAGAAGCAATGAGACAGTCATCGTTAAAGAGAATGCCCGTTGCTACGTCCTCGATGAACTTAATAAGATTGCTCAGATCTGGTCGATAGGTATGTAATTTACCCGCCATCGTAGCGAGCTTTGCTTTAGATATTGCCTGTGGGAAGGGAAAGTAGAAGGTCACGTCGAAGTGCAACGCTCCCTGAAAAGGAGGACGATGACCGTGCTGCTGGGTTAACTGAAGCCCACAGTGCATTTTGATCTGCTTCTGAGAATCCCAGGGCCTTCTGCCCTTTGCCATACGAGCTCGCAAGAGCGGTACTGGATCCCCAGGGATCACGTAGAGAAGAGACTCTGACATGAACACCTCCAAATTGCCCACTACACGTCAATACTCTTCGTCCCCATGTTCTTCTTCCACTCTGCTATAACTTTTAACCTGAGTCAATTTCGATGAAGATTTGGGCTTAGGAAGTTCGTTGGGGATCTTGCCCTGGGAAAGCTGAAGGGCTACCTCGTATGTAATGATCTCAGAGATAGGCTGCGGGTCGACTTGCTCTCGAAGAAGCGGTGGTTCATATCTACGTGGAGTCTCAAATTGTCGAGGCGGTCCATAGTCTATTGGCCTCATACCCAAGGCTGCCTTTCTGGCGTCACTTCGAGCCTGGACCTCTTCAGAGGATTGTGGACCGAGAGGCCCAAGCTGCTGAGCCTCGAAAATAATGCCGGGATATTTATTGGAAAGATCGATGAGAAGCGCTTGCCGTAGCTCTTCGGTAGCTCCTACTCCCTTAGGGGCAAAGAGATAAGTCCTCGCATCTTTGAGCAACTGCTCACGGGTCGGTTCGGGCCTTTGAGGAATAACCGTAGGTTGGGGGATATACTCCTCTTTCGGCTTACTACCCGTTTCTTTTTTAAAAACCGCCCCCGAACCCTTCGCGGAGAAGGGCTGCTCATCGGGGGTTTCAAATGTCATTCGCGCCCCGTCCGGCATATGGTGTCGCTCTTTGAGCTCCTCCAAGTATTTCCAGTTCGGCTCAATGTTATTGATCTGGCACCATCGACCACATACCGTGAAGAACCAAGCGAATCTATCCTTCGGCTTATTCCTGGATTTTTTATACTGATCTGTAGCGTAGAGAATAGCTCCATCGGGGAATGCCGAGAGCTTTATCTGCCCAAATTTAGTCAGATTCAGAAATTTCAGTTCGCGGATCACTTGCGAGATCCCACCATACTCTGCCATCGGTCTCCTTACACTCTGGCTCTTCGTAGTCTTTAGCTTCGAAGTATTCTTGATATAGTCATACGGTTTAGTCTCTTTACCCGTTATATAGTCATGAGATTGAGTTACAGACGGGAGATTTATAAATAAATTATTTCTTAGGCGGACATCATCACTTTGTACGGTAGGGTTAGGGGAAAACAGAAAGAAGATCGCGAGGAACTTGAAGGTCGGACATACGTTAGCAAGGGCACGGCGTACGTCACAATCCTGGAATATATCTGCCATCTTATAGAGCAGTGAATTATTCCATCGCTGGTAGGTAGAGACGAATCCTGCCTCGCGTAGACGGTCTAGGCTGCGGCGCACGGTGCGGTCAGTTAACTTAGTAAGTTCGGCGAGGCGCTTCTGGGAGGGGAAAGCGATGGCAAAGTTGTGAGTATATGCCGCCAGAGCATTCAAAACCTTGAGATCGGAAGGGAGTAATATAACCCCATAATCCGCCACAATCTGCTCTTTGCTATACACCGAAACAGGAATCATGAGCTTGCAGTATTGCTTTTCCGCCGAGATGCCCTTATAATAAGGCTTAGTTACATGATTATTCATGGCTGACATCCTTCCAATACGGAATGAGGTCGGTTGAGAAACATGGATCAATTACCCTCGGCCGGGGTGCTAATTCGAGAAGTGTTTTGAACTTATTCGTCATATAATCTGCAGGTTTTATGGTTGGGTCTGCGTGCATGGTTACTGTTCTGTCTTATCTCGGGAAGAGAAAATGATTAAATAATGTAGGCGCTATTTGTAGTAGTGCCTATTTTATTATCTATTCACCAAATTATGTTCGATCTCTCATTTTATACTATTCTCGCAGTATTTTGTCTACTGCGTCCGCAGAGATTCCTGCTCTCGAACCCAGCAATCTATCGCCCATAAGATACGCAATTCCACATTACGGTTGCCTCGCAAGAACGCAGAAAAGGTAAGTGGGGAGATATCTATGGACCAGGCGATCTTTGTGAAATTCGGCTTCTTAATCTCCCGATATATTTTCTTTAAGCGATCGCGCACTTCATCTTGATCTTCAAGGTATGCCATAACCGCCTTGATAGTCTTTTCGTCCATCATAAACTCTCCTCCGAATGCATCATATACTGTATATTTTAATATATTGTGATAAAATAAGTAAGTGATGATGAGCGATCCTGGAGGATATGCAATGGACAGAAGTAACGAAATATTGGCAGCGATACAGTCGCTACAGGAAGAAGTAAGGCGTTTGCGTAGCAGTGCCTCAAATTTGGCCCAGGCTGGAAGATCTGCCGAGATCAATGAGTTAGCCTCGGCACTCGCCAAAGCTCAAGCTGAGATGAAATTAGCAGGACTAGATTCGGCGAACCCATACTTTAAGAGCAGGTATGCCGACTTTGCATCCATCGTGAAGGCTTCGAGGCCTGCGCTGACTAAGCACGGGCTCTGTGTGACGCAGCAGATTATTATGGGGGAAGAGGGGCAGAATATTTTACTTACCAGGTTATTACATGCATCGGGCCAGTTCTTGGAATCCATGATGCGCATTATCCCTGCCAAGAATGATCTTCAGACGCTTGGTAGCTATCTAACTTACCTGAAGCGATATGCGTATGCTGCTATCGTGGGCGTGGTCGCTTCTGACGAAGATGACGATGGCGAGGTAGCGATGGCCCCTGCGCGCACGAAGCAGGAGAAGGGCGTGGAGCTGAATACGAAGTATGACCCGCGTGAAGAATCGCATGAATTAATTTCTAAGGACCAAATAGCCGAAATCGAATATGAGCTTGCGGCTTATCCAGATATCGCAGAAATGGTGCTCGATGGTCTCAAGCTGCAGTCTATTGCTGATATGCCGAAATCCAAGTATCGTGCTTCCATAGAACGTATACGAGCGATAAAGAATGCTCGGAACGGAGTCAAGTGAGGGCACCGCTATGGTGAATCCACCCAAGATACTGTATCGGTACGGTATGCCGAATAAGTTTGATCAGGCGCCACATGGCACCATCTGCAGGGCCGAATTGGGATCGGACGGTCAGGTCGAAATATATAAACAGGTTTGCCAGGACGAGGAAAATCCCCTCTGGGAATTGCAAGACCCTAAAGGGTACGAGTCGGTCGTCACTGCTGGTGAGTAATCTAGAACATTACTCATTATCCTAAACCGACCCTGGGCCTTCCTGTTCATTCTACTGTAGGAAGGCCTAGGGGGATCAAAAATACTAGCCGCGTAGTATGCGCTCTCATCACTAGAGAATACATCGATCTAATCGATAGATCTACTTAATCATATCAGCTCACTCGGAATCCTGAGGCCCATGTGATCAATGGACTCGCAGATCCCAGCACGGTTACGCCCAGCGGACCGCCACTTGTTGTGGTGTACGAGGCAACAAACGTCACCTGATCGCCACCATTGAGCGTAGTAGTCGCCGTACAGACCGGAGTAAGGAGCTGGTTAACTGTTCCCGTGAGGCCATCTACTGGCTGGCTATAAAAGGTAAACGCTGGCGTCACTATTTTGTTCGCAGCGAAGATAGTGGTGCTGTCGTTATTCCTGATAGCCGTTGTCAGCTGGAAGCTATACACGCCCGTTGCCGGAGCCGTAAAGACTGCAGGGAGGCCTGCACCACTTCCCGCATAGAAGTCACCACCGGTATCAGTAGGGACCACAAGTGCCTGCAGCGTGCCCAGTGTGTAATCGGGAGAGGCGAGGAATAATCCTGCCTGATCTACCGCTTGATACGCCATGAAGGACGCAGGAATAACCCCAGCCGCCTGCACTAAGAAGCCAGAGCAGTAAGTCGTGAGTGGAGAAGTGTTTCCCAGCACGCGACCGCCAGGGCCAACGAGAATGTTCACCTGAAAGGTAACCACGTCTCCTATGTTGAGATCGGCGCACACTGTAGTTGATGCTGTGATATTGGTAGAGTTAGGACTTGAACCACTAAAGGACACTGAGGAGCCGCGGTAGGTCTTACTTGGCGTAACGATTAATACATCGCCAAAGAGCGTAGTAGATCTGGAGGGCTGGTTATTCCAGTCAGCAGTAAACTGCAGGAAGTATTTCCCCGTCACTGGAGCGGTAAAGGTAGCTGGGCCGCCAACACCATCTCCGGGAAAGAAGTTGCCTCCCACATCAAAGTCTTCGGTAAGGACGACTGCGGATCCCAGATCATAAGTAGTTCCCAGAAATGAAGCAGTAGTCGCCTGATGCGCCAAGAAGGCACAGCTTGTTCCACCACCGCCACCACCACCAGTCGCTTCGATCGTAATGCTGTTCGCGCCATTGATAATGTTCACATTGGAGCCAGCAGTAAGCGTTCTCCAGAGAGGAACCCCACCCGTAGAGCTAATGAGCACCTGGCCGTTAGTCCCCTTATCGCTAAAGAGAAGGCCTGAGTTGTCGCTCTGGACTACGCCCGCGTTAAAGTTATTGACGGTGACATTGGCATTAAAGAGCGCATTACCAGTAAATTGGCTCGCCCCACCAACGTTTAAGGTTGTTCCGACAACGAGACTGCCTGCAAGAGTAACGCTCGGATCAAGGTTAACGGTGACCGTATTCCCTGCACCAGTAGTGCCAATGTTAGTGCCACCCAGAATACGCAGGACTCCAGCCGCCTCAGTTGCGGTTCCCGAATCGGTTGGGAAGTTAATGGCGCCTCCACCCCCTCCGCCGACGGCAGAAAGGTCGATGGAATTGGGGCCATTCGTAATCGTGATCGATGAATCGAGGGAGGTAAGATTCGCCCACGCAGGATCTGCGCCCGTTGCGGCGATGATAACCTGGCCATCAGTTCCGTTCGTGCTCGAGAGAATGCCTGAGGCATCACTCTGGACCACGCCGCGACCGAATGAAGTAACCCGTACGCCCGCATCGAACTCAGCATTCCCTATAAAGAGACTGGTGGTTCCTACTGATAAGCTACCCGCCAAGCTGATCGATGGATCTAAGTTAATAGTAACCGTATTGCCTGCGCCCGTTGTGCCAATATTGGTGCCGCCATGGATAATAATTACTCCCGCTGCTGGCGTAGCTGTTCCCGCGTCAGTATTAAACTGCTCAGAAAAGGTGCCCGCCAGGGAAATAGTAATCGTATTGCCCGCGCCTGTCGTAGTGACATTGCCATCACCCAGGATATTTAATACGCCTCCCGCTTCATTAGCTACACCAACGTCTGCGGGGAAGGTATTTGCACCACCACCGCCACCGCCGGGATATAACTGAACCCAAGTAGCAATGCCGGCCTCTAAGGCGACGAGCATCCAGATCTCTTCCGAGACGCTGTGACCGCTCACTAGCCAAAAGGTGCCGATATTAAAGTTCTGGTAGTCGTTCACGGTCGGGGAACGGTCTTTTACAAAGAGCGGGGCAGGGGTGTTTGGTTCCACCCCCACATATGCGAGTGGGTTGATCCCACTCAATCGTTTCGCTGATACCATCATATCTCCTAATCACACATGGCTAATTTGGAGAGCGTTCCCACTTTGCGCTCAAGTTCAGCCACCTTCTCAGCGAGGCCAAAGATGGTGCGCTCGTGCATATCGATGACCCGGAAAGCCATCTGTAGCTCATTGAGCATCAGCACAGGAAGCGCGTCGTATCGTACCGTAAGCGCTTGGCCCTCATTATGGACCACGAGCTCTGGCATGACCTTCTCAACTTCTTCAGCAATGAGCCCCATCTGTCTGCGCTTCTCTTTATCGGCCTTCATCGTGAAGGTAACGGGACGGAGATTATGGATCACATTGCTAATGGCACCCATATCTTCGATGTTATCCTTAAAGCGGCGAGAGGAGACGACCGTGCCCAACTGACCCGTATTATCTACGTTCACCGGAATGCCGGTGCCACCAATCGTGATGCCAAAGATGCCTGCAATGGTACAGAGGGTGGTTACCCCTTCGCGGCCGATGTGGGTCGCGTTAGATTCTCCCAAGGTGCCGTCGACCAATGAGCCGATCAGAATGTTATTAGACTCTGCGCCCGCATACGACTGCCCTGTCGCGTACCCAATCATGGTGTTATTAGAACCAGTATCAAGGCCCGCGGCGCCTGATCCGACCCCGATTCCCACGTTCTGGCTACCAGTCGTGAGATCTTCTATCGCATTCGCACCAATGGCTATATTCGAAGTACCCGTCGTTAAGCTGTTAATAGCCCCGGAACCGAATCCTGTATTGGCAGTTGCCGCAGGATCTATCACCGATGGATCTCCCGATCCGCCACCAAATGCGTTCGCATTGGCAGTAGAATTGCCCGAATGTAGGAAAAGAACTCCGTTGAGAGTAATTAATCCCTCTGTGAGCGCCGCATTACTCTCTGGCAGCGTAAGGCTGCCTGCGAGTATGTCAACATCGCCCGTAGTCGCAGAGAAGCCCGTCCCAGCAGTCATGCTTCCAGAAATAGAAACGGTGTCGTCGAGATTAACGGTGACTGTCGCAGCCGCTGCGGAGGTGTTTATATTACTTCCTCCAGCAATCGTCACTGTCGCGCCAGTAGCCGAACCTACATCGCCATCAAGTGTTACGATGCCTGCCATGCCCGCAGCAGATAAATCTATTGTGTTTGGACCATTCGTTATGGTAACGGTGGTGTCGATCGACGTGATATTGGCCCATGCAGGAGCGCCCGCAGTAGAGCCTATCAGCACTTCACCGTCGTTACCCTTACTTGCGCTCGCGTTACCGCCGCCATCTATCTGAAGAACGCCGCTCGCGCCTAATCCAGAAAAGATAACCGCATTGCCTATCGCCTCAAAATCATTAACCACGATGCTGTCATTGAGATTAATGGTGAGAGTGTTACCCGCGCCTGCGGTATTTATATTAGTGCCGCCCAGGACATTGAGAACGTCTCCCACAGGGACAGCGATGCCCGCGTCAGTTGGGAACGTTGCAGCGGCCCCTAAGGATGGATAAATCTGAACCCAGGTAGCAATATTTCCTACAAGGGATACGAGCATCCATACTTGGGATCCCGTCACGATCCAGAGTGTACCGATATTATTATTCTGTACGTCGGCCGGGGTCGGGGGAAAGGGTTGTACAACTAATTGGGGTGGGGCCGTTGGCTCGACACCCATATATGCTAAGGGATTTATACCCGTTAATTTCTTTCCAGTTGCCATAGTTATCCTTCATTAATGACAGGGGCAGAAAATGTGTTGCTCTCTGGGTCGTAGATGTAATTTATTTCGGGACGGTTATTCCCCAATATGGCCTGCTGGCCTTCTGGTGGAGCCCATTGAGTGACCCCATCCCAGATAACCACGCCTACTACCACATTATTTGAATCTATAACTGCGTATCTCGCCATGGATTCTCCTAGAAGTATTCGATGACTATAATTTGACCGTCGCCGCCGTCTCCACCAGCTCCAGAACTAGTTCCATTGATCGAGCCACCGCCGCCTCCTCCACCGCCGCCAGGAAAGCCGCCCTTGCCTCCCTTGCCGGCAGAGCCTCCAGAGCTTTGTCCGCCACCACCGCCGCCTCCCGAGCCGCCCGCGATCATGCCATGCATAGTGGCCCCAGCTGTGGCTGCTGACCCATCTCCACCAGCTATTGTTCCGCCCTCAATGCCGCCATTTCCGCCAGCCAAAATAGTAGTGGTATCAAATTTAGTGATAGCGCCTCCAGCGCCTCCTTGCCGAGGAGTTCCGGTATCTGCGCCGCCACCACCGCCACCGCCGCCACGAATTGTATTATTAGCGCCAGCAGTCGTGCCAGTAGTAATTCCACCTATGCCACCGCTACCAGTGCCGAAAACAGCGTTCCATACGTTATTCGAGCTACCCCCGCTTCCAGCAGAAACGTTACTTGTGTTTCCTCCAGTTCCCGCGGTAGCCCCAGCTTGCGTCGGAGTAAGATTTCCGATTGAAGTTTGATTACCGGGGTTACCATTATTGCCATTACTGTTAGTAGATGCCTGAACTCCGCCGCCACCACCACCGGCACCGATGGTAACGGTTTCAGAAGTATCAAAATAAGATCCGGGGGCGAAATAAACTAGGGAAGGACCCGAGCCCCCTCCAGAGCCGCCTCCGGCAGTCCCCGATGCCCCCTGCCTTCCGCCGCCGCCACCGCTCCCCCCGTTCCAGATGTATACATGAACAAATTTCGTTCGAGTATCCTTTGTCCAGGTTCCGCTCGCTATGAAGGTAGTTACCTTAGTGCTGTTATTTATCGCATTATTCGTTGCCATTAGACCACCGTTAAGTTTCCGATTGAACTTCTAACTACAAAATCAGTGTTGGCTGTGATGCAAACTATCTCGAATGAGTCGTAACGATTAGTAGAGGCTAGTGAGCCACCCGCTCCGGTCGTCGTATTCACCGATCCAAAATGTATCGTCTGGCCACTATTCTGTGCCACAAGCCAGCCACCTGCTCCTTTACCCACAATGGCCATGAGATCACCCAATGCCGCGGTAGCCGGCAACGTCGCCGTTACAGTGCCTGCGTTATTGAGGATGTAGCCATGACCAACTGCCATAGCCTGTGTGGTCCCAGTCTGCTCAGACCAGGCGAGCCCACCGCTTGAAGGAACTGCTTGGAAGGTAGGAGCCACACCCGCGCCATTACTCGTAAGCACCTGTGTCGCTGTGCCAACTGCTGTGGTCACTAAGCGGGTGCCATCGTAATAGACGACGCCGTCAGTATTAGCCATCGAGGTCGCATTAGTGCCGCCATTGGCGATCGCTAAGGTGCCCCCCAATGTCTCGGTTGATCCGGAGCCAGCGAAAGTAAGCCCTGTGGTTCCACCAGTGAAGGTGAATGCTGCGCCCGTGAGCGCTCCACCCGTATCTCCTGTGATAGAGATACTACTCGCAGGAAGTGTCGCATATGCAGGAGCAACGCCAGCGCCGCCAGATCGTAAGAATTGACCAACGGTTCCGGTGGCTGTGGTGACTAATCGAGTGCCGTCATAGTAAACGGTGCCGTCAGTAGTCGCGAATGAAGTCGCGTTTGTACCGCCGCTACCGATTGCTAGCGTTCCTCCGAGAGTTTCCGTAGAGCCTGCGCCAGCAAATGTAAGCCCCGTACTTCCACCCGTAAAGGTGAACGCTGACCCAGTTAATGCGCCGCCGCTATCTCCAGTTATGGATATAGATGCCGAAGGAACTGCTTGGAAGGTAGGAGCTAAGCCCGCACCGTTGCTGGTAAGGACATTGGTAGCTGTGCCGACCGCTGTAGTTACAAGCCGAGTGCCGTCATAATAGACGACGCCATCAGTGTTAGCCATAGAAGTTGCGTTAGTACCGCCATTCGCAATAGCTAGGGTTCCACCCAATGTTTCTGTAGAGCCTGCGCCAGCGAATGTAAGGCCCGTTGTACCACCGGTAAAGGTAAATGCACCACCAGTGAGAGCGCCACCACTATCGCCGGTTATAGATATAGAGCCGGAAGGGAGTGCTTGTGAGCCAAGTTGGCCAGTGGCATCTATGGTCGCCATATTGAGGCCGCCGCCGCCAGGAGTCACGCCATAGATGCCTGCAATCTGGGTGAAGTTCTGTTGTCCAGCCCCAGACCCCTGTGTTCCTATGATGATCTTATGGTTATCGCCGGAGGTGCCAGCGTTTCCGATCATGATATTACTGCTGTCGGAAGTATCTAAATTAAATCCAGCACTAGCACCGATCGCCGTATTATTACTTCCAGTGGCTATCTGTAGAAGAGCTCTATAGCCAAGAGCAGTATTATTACTACCACTGGCGCCTATTGAGCCAATAGCCTGGAAGCCGACACCGGTATTCTGTGACGCCGCAGTATTCGCTGCGTTTAAGGCATTGAACCCTACCGCAGTATTAGAATCTCCTGCGTCATTATTCTCAAGGGCGCCAGATCCCACCGCAGTATTCCTGATCGCCGTAGTGACTGAAAGAAGCGCACCGAATCCGATACCAGTGAGGTCCGTTCCAGATAGGGTTCCATTTCCTGCAGAAGTACCAAGGAAGGTATTATGCGATCCGAAGGCATGCATAAAGGGAGACGAGTTGATAAATATCGCGCCATCAGCTAAGCCGGCAGAAGTAGAGGGGAAGGTTATTCGCCCCGCCTGTACATCCACGCCGCCCGTAGTAGCGATTAATCCAGAGCCGGCAGTAACCGTTCCAGAAACAGAAGGGCTCGATACTAGATTAATAGTAACGGTTGCCACTGCAGCCGAGGTAGAGATGTTGCTTCCACCCGCGATAGTGACAGTCGTTCCCGTTGCGGAGCCAGTATCGCCATCAAGTGTCTGTATGCCGCCCACTGGAATTGCCTGCGTAGCCATTAATCCCGCGCTATCGATTACCACCATGTCAGAGCCAACTCCAGGAGTAGCGCCGAAGATGCCCGCTATGAAAGTGGTATCCTGTTGGCCAACGCCGGAGCCATTGGTTCCTATGCGAATCGTGTTGGCGTCTGCTATGACGCCCTGATTCCCTATAAGAATGTTATAACTCTCATTGGTGGTATAACTCAGGCCCGCGCCCGACCCGATCCCAATATTCTGATCTCCAGAGACCAAATTCTGCAGGGCAGAGGTGCCCATAGCAATATTGGCATTACCCGTTGTGAGAAGCTCTAGGGATTGGGCCCCGACAGTCACATTGGTGGAACCAGTCGTGAGAGACTGCATCGTAGTGGCACCAAATGCCGTGTTAAAGAGTGCTGAAAATACATTAAGGGTTAGGTTGCCCGATCCTGTGCCCACAAATACGTTGCCAGCGGCCAGCGTGTTAATGAAGTTGTTCCCATTCACCAGGAGCAATCCCTCAGTTCCCGCTGCATTCGTGAAGGGCATCGTGATGTTGCCCGCAGTTACCTGCATATTCCCGTTATCTACGACAACCGCGCCGCTGCCGTTGGGCGTGAACGTGATATTGCCATTAGCTGCGGGATCTATCGTCATCTGTAAAGGCGTGCCGCCCGGCGTAGCGTTGGGGTTAAGTGATACCACCACCTTCAGCTTGCCCGAATCACCAGCATCTAAGCCGATGGCCGCAGAGGATACGGAATCTATTTCTTCATAGACATACGGGCTACCATTATCTCTAAATCCTAATTTTCCCATGGTAGCTCCTAAAACTGATAGTAGAATTCATAATCGGCTATCCAGTTCCAGGTCTGGCCCGCGACGCCGATCACATTAATCTCTGCCATCTCAGTTCCTATATTTACTGAGCCAGAGATGTCCGCCGTAGAAGTTGTGTTGGCACTGATGATGGGAGCTCCCACTATGGTCACGTCCCCACCGGCCGGTCGGAGGACGGTAAAAATAACTTCACCACCCCAGGCATCGGCAAAGTTGTCTCGCAGACCATTAATAACCGCCTTAATAGTGATCATCTCGCTATCATTCACGGGCAGAGAGATGATATTAACGGTCACTAATCCGATAGTTTGCGCAGAAGCAGCGCCCGCATTGGTCTGGGAAATGGTGAGCGTACTAGTTCCTGGGTTCCCAGTAACGGTAAGTACTCCAGTTCCTACTACGTTAATATTATTACCAGTAGGGCCTACTGGCCCTCCGGTGTTTCCCGTAAGTGTTTCGACAACAGTAGGAGGGACCGGGCCACCGCCAGATCTCTGTAATATTTGACTCATACCAACTCCTATGCAGATTCTGCAGCGTATATAACCTCTAGGTATACTGCGCCGGAAGAGGCAGGGGTCCCGTTATCCCTTATATACAGACGGGCACCTTGGGCGAGGTAAAATCCACCACCTGGGCCCTTATTACTGGTAAAGTCATAGATACGCGCCTGGCCAGAAGGGATAAAGAGATGGTCAGTGATCCCATTAAAGGAGCCGAAGACGTCTACGTCAGTTTCATTCTCGATAACTATTTGATGCGCTGGGTTATCTAAAGTTCCCCCCACTCCCGCATATGTGCCCGATATTCCTCCAAACGCCAGGGTCCTCAGCGGCTCCCAGGCGACTCGAATTGAGATTGCATACATAGGCACTCCTTAACTGATGTCGGGTTGATAGTAGCCAGCAAGATAGACGAGCCCTGCGCCAGCGGCGCCTCGCACGTATATCACTGTGCCCTTTGCCATAGCAGCGCTTGAAGTATTGGGGACAGCATTCGCCTGAAAGTCGAGCTGTAATCGCTCTCCAGGGAAGAGATGGTCATGAGCAGTCGCTCCGCCATCGTAACTAATATCTATTTCTCGATTTGATGAATTAATAATTCTCAAGATCACACAGGGGGCCTGAAGCCCCCCGTTTAATGCCACAAAGACACCTGTGAACGTTGCAGAATTTACAGAAGTAAGCGGAACCGCTTTTATGTAATTCTTTACGGCCATATCATTCCTATTTCTAGGACTGAACACCAGCATCCGTTTTCGCGGCGTCCTCGGCGTTAGCTTTCTGGACGGCGAGCGCTTTCGCGTTATCCTCCATCTGCATCACCTGCATCCGTATATCGTCGAGGGCCTTATAGACCTCTTCGTAGGGAGCAGCCCAAGGAATCCCGAAATCGTAAATACGGTTTTCAATCGCATGAACAACTTTAACTATTGCGTACAGATCCATAAGATCCTCCGGATTAAAGGGGGTAGACTAACCAAGCGGCAGTCTAACCCGCCCAGGAACCAGTGACGACTTATGTACACACTTAAGCGCCAGTGACAACGAACGTCCACACCATGGCGCCAGTGGTATTAATCCAAGCCCGGTCATTTATCCCAGCACCCGCTGTATTGAGGTAGAGGGACCCCTGCGCTGCAGCTAGTGCGCCGTTAGGATCACCCGCTCCCGCATAGATTCCCACGCCATTCACAATGAAGTTCCCTGCGGTCGCCTCAATATTACCAGCCGTGGCGACAATATTGCCGGCAGTTGCTGTGATGTCGCCCATAACCGCAGTGATATTGCCCGTTGCGGCATCAATATCGCCGCCCGTAGCAGTGAGGCCATTCGCTGCACTTACATTGCCCGCTAGGGCATCTATATTGCCCAAGGTGGCTACGATATCGCCATTAGAGGCCACAATGTTGCCGTTGGTCGCGGTGATATCCCCGTTTGTCGCGGTGATCGCATTCGTGGCGTTCACATCATTTCCCGCATCTACATCGCCTGCGGTTGCGGTAATATTGCCCGCAGTCGCTACGATATCGCCAGCGGTCGCTATGATATTTCCTAAGTCGGCTGTAATATTTCCACCCGTTGCCTCAAGGGAGAAGAAAATGCCAGCGCCAGTTCCGGCAGATGCCCACGTCGCCACATTAGCTACGATCGATGTTAAAACAAAGTAGGAATTGGTGGCGGTATTTACCCACTGGGTTCCGATTTGCGCCTTATCGTTGGCGGTAGGATCCCGCTTCGAGATAATAGATAATGGTGGTTCCGGGATGAGGGCTTGGGTAAGGCCGTACGACACCTGTTGATATTGTGCTACACTCACGTCTTTCTCCTTAAATAGAGAGATGATAGGTTAGCTCCCAGTAAGATAGAGTCACGCGAGTTACACAATGCGATTATTGACAATGTGTACACATGGTGTACAATATTATTAAGTAGTAAAGGAGCTACATGATGAAGAAACGGCTTAATAAGAAGCGTCTTGCGGTAGATTTACCAATAGAAATTCATAATGAGATAAGAGAACAGGCCGAAAAGCGACGTTGCACGATAACGAAATACATCATATGCGTCCTGCGCCGGGTAATCCAGGAAGAGAAGAGATATGAGTGAAATAGAAGTAATGTTTCCGGATTTCGGAAAATGGGTAGCGAGGCCAGCAATGATCTTAGGGGTTATGCTAATCGTGCTCTATACACTCTCTCACTATTACCATGATGCGTGGGTAGCCTTTTTTCTATTGGGGGCGCTAACGCTCCTAGCGGTCGTGGTAGCCGCAATATGTATACCGCTGGGTAAGTATATTAGGGATGCGAAAGCAAATGGAACTATTACCGAGAGGGATGAGTTCTGGGCTTGCGTAATACTACTCGCTGTCTATCTCATGCGTAGATAGTTATATAGATTCTCCGCTTTTAAACTTCTGCGCTAAGGCATCAAGCTGAGGAGCTATTCGATCTTCCACCAAAGTATCGAGATTGGCTGGCCTTTTCCCGCCGTTTTCTTTAATAATCTGGTCCATGGCCTTCTTGCGCAATATCGCCGCCTCGTTGAATGAACGAAGATTTGTAATCACCCGTCGCTTTCCTTCGTCAGACTGGGACAGGGTCGGGACGGTAGCTAAAAAAGTCTGGACATCATAGTTAGTAAGCCTAGAGCCAAAGGTTTCCTTAGCGTCCTTAAGGAAGTCATTGCTGAGCTTCTTGAACTCTTGCGACTGAGGAGATAATAGAGCACTCGCAGCGCCACTTAATCCCTCTCCGATCCCCTTGCCAATTTTAGTGCCCACATAGCCGCCCCCACCAACTCCTAATGCGCCACCTGCTAATCCAAGATAGGCTCCTATAGCCCCACCTACTGCCTCGGAAACCCCAGGTATATTATCAAGAATACTTACGGAAAGCGCGCTGTTGAGCTTGCCCTCTTTTATAAGCTGCTCCATGCGATCGAGACGCTTATTATTATTCTGTGCCGCCTTGGCTCCCTTGCTGATTTCGTCGTATACAGGCTTCGTTTCCTTATCGACGATCTCGCGCTCTTTGGCGCTCAGCTTCTCTTTATGGAGCTGATTAGACTGCTGCATGGCCGCAAGCTTTAATTTATGCTCTGGCGAGATTCGCGATGCGCGAAGTGTATCAGCGAAACTTTTTGCGCGCTCAGCCTTCTTAGGGGACTCAATAGGAGATGGCATCTGCGGCGCTTGCGCTCCCTGGGCTGAAAGCTGCTGCCCAAACGCCTCAGGAGTAATCCCCTTGCCCGAGGCGATGAGATTCTGAAGGGCCGATAGCTGGGGATTTTGCTGAGGGGCCGCTTGCTGATAGAACTGTTCCATGCCGGGCTGCTGTTGCTGCTGGGGCTCTCCGGAAAGAGCGGCAAGCGCTTCATTAAGCCCCTGTCCTTCGGCCGCAGCGAGATAGTTTTTGACCACGAGCTCTTGGAGTTTTTCAGGGAGGCTCGCAATCTGCATCGCATTTTGCTCGGGGATACCCAAAGAAGCCAGTCCCTGAGCGGTCATTTGGCGCTGCTGTCGACCAGCGAACTGGTTTAATTTATTCTGGGCTAACACATTAAGGCCTGATGATAGCCCAGTACCGAGCAGTGACCCGAAATTTGGATTTTCATTTATTATTTGAGGCATCGTCGCTCCTTATAGCAATCCGAGGTACGATAATCCGGCCAATCCGCCTAGCTGACCCAACGCAGGAGCCGCTGACTGGAAGAGACCAGGCTGAGAGGGTGAATAGGCAGACTCATACTGCGGCTGCATTCCCAGGCTTAAAAGAAGCTGCAATAGCTGGGTATTCTGGCCCTGCTGGGCAAGCCCATATTTTGACTGGAGAGCGCCGAGCCCTTCTTCGAGACCTGCGCCAGCGCGACCAAGGGCCGACTGGAATGCGCTTGATCTCTGGCCACCACCCATCGCCGTAAATCGTTCCGCAAGGCCGGGAATGGTCTGCGTCTGAAACTGAGTGCGAGCCTGCTGGGCTATGGGACCGAAGTCGAATGACCCCGGCGCCTTCCCGCCCTGCAAGAGGGAGAGAGCCTGCATGATAGATTGATTCTGCAATCCCTGCTGCTCCTGCCCAAAGCGCGGGAAGAGTAATGTTTTGGGATCGTAGCCCGTGAGGAAGTTCCCACCGCCGCCATAAGTCTTGGCTCCAGGAGCTTGCGCGGGCTGGTTCGATGTTCCACGGCCCCCTAAATAACCTGCTAATGCACCACCCGCTGCCCCAAGGGCTAACGGTATTAATGGAAATGGCATATGCTTCCTTTCCTAAAGTTTTCATTCCAGTCCCACATCATAATTACGTCACGCCGGTTTTACAATAATTACTGCCTGATATACTCCAGGATCACATAACACACGTCAAAATTGGTCCTATTTGAGCCAGTTACTATGTTCACATTCACCGCATCAACGTAGAGCTCTATATTATTGGCCAGGACGGGCGAAGCATAGGGTATGGGTATATACGTATGCCCAACCGTGTCTGATGCAGTAGCGTAGATCCTGGTGAATGTATAATCGTTATTGATCGGAATTCCATGGGCGACAGACTTGAGTCCTGCGTTAGGGAGTCCACCGAAGTTGATTACCTTCCTGAGTACCTGTCTAAAGACGGGTGCGGAGGTGGTCTGAGAATCTAAAAGAGGATTGGGGAAGAAGAGCTGTCCATTTACGAACTCAGACGTATTATAATATCCCGCGTCACGTAAATTCAAGGATATCGCGATATTATTTATATTCTGGTACAAACGAACGAGAAGTTCTTTAAATTCAGGGCTTTTTACATCGACCTGGTATAACTCGGCGACATCCCAGACGTTCGTCGTTGGGACAAATGCACCATAACTATTGGGATTCGCCATTATTGTAACCTCGTGCTTACGGCCATGGTATGGAGAACTAGTCCT